CACATAGTGTAGTCTATGTTTGATATCAGCAATTGTGCCGTCAATATCACAGACCACAACATCTCCCTCTACTTTCTTTAGACCATACTGAATGGCCATGTTGTTAATAACGTCAGCACCAACACTCTTTTCTCGTTGTTGGTCTCTTAGTATACACGTTTCTACATCTGTGTCAACCTTCTCGATTGAGAACTTGGCTTGAAGTCCATCAGCAACCCGTCTCCACATCTCTTCGTTCGCTGGATTAAGGTTACAGTCATCAATGATGACGTGCTCAATGCCACTGTTAATCAAGTGCTTGACAAGAGTAATCTCTGCTGATACCACAGACTTCTCGTTCTTTCCTGAGTATACACCGTAGTTAAACATCTCTCTTAGCAGGTCACGGTTGACCCTCGCTACTAGCTTATGTGTACACAAAGCACTAGCTACTGTGCTCTTCCCTGAGGCTGGAAGCCCCCTCATCATTATGATTTGTTTCATAAGCTTTTCTTTACTATGGTCTTTCGGTAAGTAATATATACTACACCCGCTTTTGATTTGGTCTCTCCTCTAGTGTATACCTCAATGTGAGTGACATTGTTTGTCTTAACCTTTTTGTTAAGTCGTCTCTGAGTTCGTGCTCGGTTCTTGTTCATAACTATTCTGTTACTCGACAATCTACACACTGACTTGTGTGCACATCTTCTCCTGAACCACACTCGACACAGATTGTTTTATCTGCTACGCTTATCGTTCCTAATAATATATCCTTGTAGATTTGGATAGCTTTCCTGTTAGCTAGACCTGCTAGTGACCTAAAGTTTAAGGCTGGTACTTTCTTGGCGATAGCCCACACCTCCTCTGTTAGCATGTCATGATACACTGTGTTGGCAATGCGTGGGATATGCTTGAGGTCTAACTTCTCTTCTGTCTGAGGCTGTAACTTCTGCATTACTTTCTGTACCCGTGCCAGTGTGATGTACTTGTTCACTACCCACATCTCATGGTAAGTCTCGCTATGCTTATTGTTGCCACCGAATGTAACAGCACTGTTCTCTTGGAAGTTCTGACTTACAATCTTAGCATAGGTGTTGTCACCAAACTTATCAATGAACCCTTCGTTCTTAAGCACGATACCCTCACCCTCTTCACCAATGGTAGACTTACCAACGAACACCATGAGTTGTTCAGTGGTAGGGTTAGTAAACATGCCGTGGTAGGCTGGGGTGTTAATACCAAACCTCTTAGCGGTACTGATTACATTCGCCTTAGATAAACAAGTCTCCTTATCTTGGGTACTCACAAAAGAAATATCAAATAGATAGAACTGATGAAAGCTTGTCTCTGTGTAGTGAATAGTATGCTTGACAAGCCACTCACCGTAGAGTCTAAGGTTGGTGTTCTCTGTCAAGAGTTTCTTTATACCCTCATGCCCTGCTACATACTCAAGAAAACCATTGAAGTAATTGTTACCCTCTACTGGATTCATCACGTCACTACACAGTGTGTTGTTACGTGAACCGATGGCAATCTTACCATCCTCTATCCATATCTGTGCATTAGCACCGTCAATCTTTTCCTCTACGTGTACATCACCTTCTAAGATACCGTCTGTCTCTTCCTTACCTAGACGATGTATCTTAGGGTATCGTTTGAACATGCTGGATTATTTCTTAGTCTTAGTAATCTTACGGTACTCTCTTACTTCTTCTTCTACAAACTCTACCTTAAGGTACTCTTCAAGGTGTCGTATTCGGTACTCAGCATCTTCATACATCATGATTAGCTTACTAACACTGTTGTCTAGGTTCGTTACCTTTCCCTTAAGATTTGACTGACGCACCCCGACACCCTCTAGTTTACGGTTTAGTTGTACGAAGTGTGCTCTAATAGTTCTGTCAATCATTGACTGTACCTCTGGGCTAATCTTGTTCTTCTTTTTTCCAAACATATTTTATTTTTTTAACTTCTTATTAACTGCGTTGATGTCTATTTCATTACTACTCATACGCTATCTATTGAACTTTAACGTGGTCTTTGATATCTTCTATGAACTCAGAACTCTCGGTGTCAAAGATTTCATCAGTGATTACTGCTGTCACTTTCGCTGGTAAGGATACTACGTCTACTGCTAGATTAAATAAATCTCCAAACATATTAAATCATTTCGTTAAAGACTGATACGTATGCGTCTAGTGTGTCAGTGTTACCTAGTCCAGGTGCACTGTTTACTTCTAGTACGAACACATCACCCTCGTTGTCCATAATAATATCTACTGCTCCAAAGTCTAGGCCAAGAGCTGAGATAGCTTCTATAGCCAGGTCTTCGATACGTTCTAGTCGGTTAAGATTACCTGTTCGGTAAATCCAATTAGACGCTAGGTTACGTACGTCTGCTTCTTCTCCTTCTGCGGTGACTACCTCACCGTCCTCACCTACTCGTCGTGACTTCTTCTGGTAAAGAATAACCTCACCATCAAACACATGTACCCGATACTCTCCTTTGTTTGATACACCTGCTGTGTATAGTGGAGCAATAGGTAAGGGTAGTGTGGCTGCTCTCGTCTGTGGTTGTATAGAATCAGTCCTTCTAGTAACTATGTCTGCAAGATGGTCTTCTGAAGCCCCTCTTAGTTGCATTGTGATGTTGCCAAGGAGAGCACGTTTTGCTATTTCTCCCTCAGTTAGAACAAGTGTAGCACTGGGCTTAAACACCTCAATGCCTGCACCACTATGACCATTGAGTTGATGACGTGCGTACACTTGTGTACCTTCACGCAACCATTCTTCTGCTTCCTGTCGGTCTGTTGTGAAGGGTACTGCTGGTACATCACGCTCTTGTAGGTTCTGTAGAGTAGTCAGCTTGTTAGCTGCTACTGCTACTGCACTAGGAGAGTTAAGAATATCAACACCCTCTAGGCTAGGAGGAACTTGTGAGTTACCCCAGTTAATAACAATGTGACCTGGGCGGTATCGGTAACGTGAGTTCTCTGTTCTAATAACTACACCACCAAGAGCTAACTTCAAAGCCCGTGCTGATTGTGAACCTGTTTTGTATGGTAAGATTTTAAACATATTTATTTCTCTAGTATTATGGCGGTAGCCAGTAGCATTAAAGCGATGATTACTGCGTATAACATTATTTATATTGTATCATACTTGAACTTAAAAGTCAAGCATATTATTTGTAAGGCTTTTACCTAGCAACAGGTCAGTTATAGTCAGGATGACACTACCCCTTGACAAAAATACAATAGTATGATATACTAGTATTCTGTCCTTTGATTAGGAATAGGGAAACAATTATCGAGGGCGTAGAATCTACTACATAATCTGTGAGACACCACAACCCTAAGTCTTATGTCGTCGCTTACTTGGGTGACATAAGGCACCGCCATGTTCTTCGGAACGGAAAGCTTAGACCACAGGTTATATCACTATACCTGTACTGTACGGATGGCCGTTAGCAGGAGAGTCTATTCAAGTAAGAAGTATATCTCAGTAACTCATTTTACACCAGCCAGAATACATTCTGATTCAGTAATGAATCATCCCGAACCATAGTGATAACATAATAGTGGTACTATCAACCTTCCCCTCGTCTCTGACGAGGAAAGAAGTGTACCTAGATAATCTATAATACCCAGCCAGAATAAGGTAGTCACGGTATTAAACCTTATACTTACTAATAATATCATCAACAGGTAGAGAACACGCATTGATACACACCTCACCACGTGATGTTTCTTTCCAGTCATTGAGTGGACGATGAAGTGACTCACGTTCACGCTTCTCTAGGTGACGCTTCTTCATAGTCTTCTTGATATTGTCGTTGGTACTGTCACGTCTGGTGTTGCGTGGTCTAACTTCAAGAGCAGAGGATGGGTCTTCAAACTCGTTAGCCATGTCATCCATACGCAGGAGAGATTCACCCCTCAATCTAATTGCTCTAAGGCTTGCTGCTTGGGACTGAGTAAGCCCCTCTGGCACACGCCCACTGTGTGTGTTGTAATAGTGTTGTAGTTTCTCTTGCTGTATTGCGTACTTGGCTGTGTCCCTCATTGAAGTTCCGCTGTGTAGGTTCAACCACTCTGCCACTCTCTCTGCTTCTGCTGGTGTCCAATCCTCTGGTCTCATACTCTTTCATGCTTAATTGAATTTTGGTAATCCTCTAGCTCCACACATAACTCCATAACCTCTTGCATCTCGTCTTCTGATAGACCAAGGGAGGACATAGTATCTTCTAAAGCGTCCTGCTGACTCTCGATACCCTCGTCTAGTTGCTTGAAGGTGCTCTCTGATATGTATCCCTCTATCCTACTGACGTGCAGCTTCTCTCTCTTGGTCTGTAGCTGTGCGTGTTGGGCTGCCATGCTCTCTAGTCTACGCCTAGCCCCTTCACTTTGTTCTGTTGTCATCTCGAAGTCTGACTCAACTTCTGGTGCTTTTAACCCCATCTGTTGGGGTCTTTCTAGTGGCATACGGCTGGCTCTGTATGCAGCGTAACGCTTTGGTACGTAGTAACACTGGTGGTCGATGAACTCCACGGCGAAGGCTGCGTCTGCTAGTCCAGTCTCCTTCATCTCAGGGAAGGTGTAATATTTATTTTGCAACTGTCGGTGCTGGTTACGGTGCACCTCTCTCTCTAACTCAGTCAGAAATCTTGAACTCTTTACTGGTACGAATGTCTTGCTCTCATCAATGGGGAAACCCTGCTCGTAAAGAACAGAGTCACCTGTATCGTAGCTATAGATAAGCATAGGAGAAATGAGACTGCTGTGCTCTGATGATACACCCTCGTACTTCTTGTGGCTCACTGTGCCCAGTTCTCTACCATGATTGCGACCATAGTATACTGACACTACTTGGTCAGTACCCTTGACTAGTCGCACACCCCAGAAGGCAGCAGGGCCAAAGGTTCCTACCTTGTCTGACTTGTCCTCTAGGTGACGTGCTAACTCTATAGCAAGACTCTCAGAGTCGTTGTGTTCTAGTCCCTTGCCTTCTATTACCTCCCTTGTGTCGTCACGGTACGTGGCAATGACCTGCTTGTTGAACTCCGTATGGTAGTCATAGCCGTCTGCCTTATGGTTCTTCTTAAGGATGTCTGTGTTGTGTACTTTACCGTTGTGGGCAAAGTAGTAATCAAACTCAAGCTCCTCATTGCTAACAAACATAGGGTGTGTCGTACCAAGTGTGTTCTCTGTAGATGTAGGGAAGCGGTGGTGAAATAAAATCATAGGTGCTGTCTCTTTAAGCAGCAGCTTTTTAATCTCATCCTCTGTCTTAGCACGTTGTACGCTAACCAAGTTCATAGCACCGTCGATAGCTAGATAGCCATACCCCTTTGTGCCACGTGTCGATTGCTTTTTATACAGGTCAAACACCTGTTGTGCTACTGGTCTGTTTCTTTTAGACCACAGTGCTACTAATCCACACATAGTTTATTTAACTGTTATACCTGAGTAGTACCCAAGTAATCTTTTAACGTACATCTCTAACATCTCATCATCAAGGAACTTCACAAACTCTTCGGGTGTGCCCTTCATAGACTTGAGTTCTTCAAACTCCAAGGTCTCAAGTTTATCTGCGATTGCCTGGTGCAATCGTAACCAAAGGAGCACCTTACCCGCGTCTGTTGTGCCACCGTGAGAACGAATCTCTAATGTGCCGTGTCTGTCCCAATAACAATGCAGGTTTACATTATGATAACGTGAGTTATCGTAGTGACCTGTCTGCCCTCGCCCTTTGTACCACACCCGCTTCAAGTCTTCTTCTGTCTTTATTGCTGCGATGTCACTGAGTTCATATGACTCACCAAGAGGGATACAATACATGTTACCAAACCTTCGTGAGTTAGATACAATATTCTCCATCACACCAGAGAACAGGGTGTAGAAGTAGAATGAATTCTTAAGCCACTGCAATCGGTCTGGCTTTTCTAGGTAGTAGTATGTGTAGTTGACACGTGGCTTACGCATCAGCTCAGCTCTTGAGAAGTATACTACGTTACCAAAGTGTGCTGTCTTTATGGTAGAGTCATCTATAATGGTTTGGTTCTGCAACAGGTTCATAATGTTTGGTATTCCGAGGTCTTTCTTAACCCTACTAGAGAAAGCAAACACCGTACCCTTATAGCTTGGCTCTGAACGTGATGACTTTAACACACCACCTACATCCTTCTTACCATCAAGGTGTATGTGCATGGATGTCTTAGCGTTATCACATGTGGCACCATTCTTCTTTAGAGTCTCACATGCAAACTCTACTGCACGCTCACCTTCCTCACCTGACAGTGGCTCTGATACCCACTCACCCGCATGTTTTAGTGGCCGTAATGAACCATCCTCTATCACCTCTATAGACTGTCTGATTCTTGTCAGTGCGTCACCTGTAGGTGCTACGAACTCAATCTCTACACCGAACCTACGATTAGACTGTATCATCATGGTATAAGTTATTGTCAATCATGCGTTCAAACCCTCGTGCTCCCCCTACCATCTTTCTCTCCCAACTTTCGTATGTTTTTCCCATAGTGTTGCAGAATTTAAGCGGCTCGTCTGAGGTCAACCACTTTCTTGTTGATACCAGCCTCTCAGTACCAAGTCCGTTACCAGTAGCTCTATTTATAGTAAGGAACTCAGAAAGGATGTCAAAGTTTTTAAGAGCCAGCTCGTAGTCATTATTGTTAATGGCCTTCTTCACATCCTTCATGGATATCATAGACATCAGTTCTTTGTCTCTGTTCTGCTCTACTATGGCCATAGCGTTGCGACACAACTGACTGGCAAAAGACCACAGTGCGTAGTGTTTCAACCAGAAGTTACTAGGTACACGGTACTCTAGTCCGTATGACTTAAGACGATACTCACCAGCTCGACCATAGTTCTTTCGTCGTACTGCATTGAGTGGGTCACGGTCAATAAGAACCAGTGTGTTGCCTGCTACAATATCCAACGTCTTTACAAATCTCTCTGCTAACTCTTGGTCTGTACGGTTAGTTCTAAGCATTGTGTTACCAAGGTGAATGTGTCCAGCACCAGCTCGGAACCTCTCTCTCAACCCAGTCACACGATGTGGGTTTTTTTCTTGGGCACTAAGTGTTGGGTTACAACCAAACCTCTTCATCTCTGGTGAAGCTTTCTTCCACACCTCGTCACTAATGATGTGACCAGGTTCAAAGCTAAGCTCTGCTCCTACTTCTCTGGCGTAACCTCGTGCGTTAAAGATTGCTCTCGCAAGAAAGCTACCTGCTGATACACGACAACCTGACGGTGCTGGGTGTAACTCACCCTGGAAACCATCACGTGCTACATTTCGGGAGTTTTCAGGGAGTACCTCAGCACTGGGGACTACCTCACCGTCTCTGATAAAGAAGAACTCAGGGTCTGACCCTACTGTACCCCTCGGCCCGAAGTATAGGTCTAATGAACTATCACTTTTACTCATATTGTTTTATTATATTTTAATGTACACCTAACTACACTTCCGTCACCAGAAAGTAATAGGGTTATTCTTAGTCCTTTGCATTTGGCTGTATACGAAGAGTGACCCAACAATACTCAGGAGAATCTGCACGCGACTCGGTTTACATGCGAGCGTATCTGGGACTTCTGCCAAACTGACATAGTGTCCACGGCACTCAACTGTCTCGTTTTCTACCCACTACCTTCTTAGGTGTATCACTACACAGAAGTATAGTTAGGTGTACATTCTGCTAACTAATAACTACTAATAACTTCTTTTGCTTGCTTACAATAACTCTCTAGTCTCTCCCCTGCAAAGTACACTAGTGCCTTCACAGTCTCACCGTTCACTTCAAACTCTCGCTCTAACTCTACGTACCCTGCACCAATCTCCATCCTATTGATAGAGAAGTATTCTTCGGGTGGCAACTCATACAATTCTACATCATGTACGTCTTCACCTGTAGTGAGTAGTGCTGGGTATGCACTTACTGCATACATAGTACCTACAATAGTAGAGTTACCAACGTGCTTACAATTCTCTATACCACCGTGATTGTACTTTCCTTTCTTCAAACTACCGTATACTGCTACTGTCTTTAACATAACTTAATTAACCTCACAATTAGGGCAATCGCAATTTCCACTGCATTGCAGCCATTTGCTCTTACGTGCCAGTTTTTTAAACTTTTCTATATCCACAGTCCATGTGTAAACTTTAATTATACAACTTGAATTTGGATTTAACCGAGCTGCTGTACTGTGTACTGCACCCAGTCTCTTAGAGCGTATGAACTTCATAAGCTCTTCACCCCTACCTCTTGTGACAATGTCTGTAAAGATTACAAAAGCCCCGTTGAACTCATCTTCTACAAACCAATCATCTGCTACTTCTTCAAGAGTTTCTTGTGGGCTTATTTTCAGTCCTGATATTTCTCTCACCCCACAACACCGCATCTCATTTAGCATAATGTTAGGATAGTACCCATAAGTTAATCGTCGCTGATAATTCACCACGGAACTTACCCGCTGGTGTAACATGTGCAATGACATGTTTGTTACGCTGTTCGTAACTGTCTACTTTAGACTGACCAATCAATGAATTGATTAGTACCTTGGTTGTTTCTTTAATCATTTTCTGCGATATTTTATTTTAGTAAAGAACACCCTGCCCAGAAAGCTGAGGAAAGTGCCCAGAAAGCTGTTGCTACTTCACCCATACTAAATGCTAGTACACAAGCTGATAATCCTAATACGACAGCTATACCCTCTATAATACTATCTGTTTTCATCTATTGAGAAATTAAACGATACTGTTAAGCCTTCCTTGGTTACTTTACTACCACATACCCAGTTTATATCAAGCTCTGGGTGTAACTTACTAGCTGCTACAAAGGCATTTACGATAGTTTCTTCTATCTTATCTTCCTTAGATACTTCAGCTTTTACCTGTAACTGTACGTTACTTTCTACCCCAACACCTACATCTTCATAACTTTCGCGGTCAGCTCTCTCTACATCTGCCCAGTAACCTATACAATCTACCAGAGTACAACCACCTACAACTTTACTTACCTGCTCTGCTATAAACTTCATAGCAGGGTGATGACTGCTAAATGAATTATTATCGCTACCTACGTCTAGACTGTACATTACTTGTTTTCGTTCGTGTGTTTTAATCATGTTTTAATACTACACTACTTCACTGGTAAATGCAACACTACTTTACTACGTTCTTTCGCTTGTTAAAAGAGATAAACTTTCCACCTAACTTACGGTCATATACACGTAAGAAAACATCCTCTTTACCCTTCTTTACGATAACGGCATACTGGTATTTATTTTCCATTGCTAGAAACTTTTTAGCCAGTCCCACTAGCGTATGCCCTTCAAACTTACCCGCTACGTTACGTGTATCGTTCGCATATTCTAGTACGTATACATTTTGCTTATTTGCACGTTCCCGCCGTTCGGTCACTGTCTTAAAGCCCAGTGCTATAGCTTTTTCAAAGTTTAACATCTTTATATTGTTTATTCTTTAATAATACCGTGTATTGTACACGTTACATGCTAGGATAGGTTTATAGGTACATTGTGTTACTTATATGCTACAGGAGAATATTAAGTACGGTATTTTTTCAATCCTTTTTACTGTTAAGGTTTAACAGTCCTAGCGTGTAACGTGTAGCCCAGTTTTGGAAACTGAGCTTGCACGTTTTTGATTATATATAGCCCTCCCTTACACATTCTCACACGTAACGCGGTGACTTTTACCACCGCATGTTTTTATGGACGTGCTACACTCTGTAAAGTATTTGACTCACAGTGCTCATGACTCGTCCAAAGGCCGTTCGGCACTCAGTTTACCACTAAGTCGCGGTCACGTTTCACTAGTCTATACAGTAAGTACTAAGCTATATATGTTTTTTGTTTATACTTTAATACTAAGATTGTGCCATGTTACAAATCGTAAACTATAGTACGTTTCACCTGTTAAGGTGCTCAGTACTGTATAAGCCAAGGCGTACCGCTGCTAGTAGCTCACTCTTCTAGTGGCTTGTTTACTCGCTGGCGTGTACCCTAGTAGACACAATGTATATAAAGTGTATCAAGTACTCTTTAATGTATTGTATTAAGGTATAAACTATCCTCACCCCGTGATTTGCTACCCTGGCACACAAAGCCTTTTCAATAGCTTGTATACATTGCCTGGTACGGTTCGATGATTTGGGCATGTTATACAGTAGCCCACTGTTATATATAAGACTATGGCTTGCAATGGTTAAAGTGTACTATTCTTGGCTACAATCCTCGCGCCTGGCGTACTTCTAAAGCTATTTTCTAAAGGCTTTTATAGGTACGGCGTGAATAATCTCACTAGAATTTTGTATACTTTCTTCTTGCTAGGCGTGGCTATTCACCGCGCCTACTTTGTCTATTTGGTTTGCCAAGCTGGTCACGTTGCTTTTCTTGACTGTCACCATTCTAGCATGGAATTTTTCTCTTGTAACTATGCAGGAGTGGTTTTCTGTGTTGTAGTTTTTAACTGTTCGATAGGGGGCAAACTACGTGCCACGATACGATATACAGTACACGGTACTGTATACCATAGTACTAGCAAGGTATTTGCTGGTACTAGGTACACACTACACTAGTCTTCTATACTTTACAAGTGACAAACTGTTAAATTTGTGTTATAAGTGAATTTGCTTCAAGTAAGGCCTGTATTCTGGCGGTCATACGGTATTCTGGCTCATTCTCTACCAGTATCTCTTCAGTACGTAGCGTAACCCAGGCACGAGTGAGACATTCATAATCGCACTTGATAGTATCAGACTTTACAACGGTATACTCGTGCTCGTTTGCGAACACTGGTAATACTATTGCATAGCTGAAGTTTTGCCAAGCTATTACCGTTACAAGTGTTGCAATGATGATTATAGAAGGGTTCCTATAGAACACACTGCTAGTGACATCACGCTTAACTCGCACGGCCTTACTTACTACAGTTTTAAAAGTACTCATTTTTATGTTTGGTTATCTTGTAACTCCACATAACTTACTCACCTGCTAAACATCATACAGGAAAGAAAACAAAGCACAAGTCCCAAGCCATGAGAATACCCACAATTCACATTATACGGCTATAAATAAGGCTTATTACAACACAATCCAGGCGGTCAGTCAAGCAATTAACACAGTAGAGACAAAAGAAAACACCACACTGTATAGCATGGTGTCTCTTGGTAGTACTAGCAGCTAGTCTATGCAATAGAACATGGTCACATATTGATATGTATTTATGTCACCCCGTGCCAGTGCCTTGTCTAGTCCTGCTACTAGTCTCTCCCTCAGTGTTGCCTTGCTCATAGTTATATATGGTTACTGATAACTAACTACACTTTCTCACGTATCTCTCACCCTGTCTACTAGTACCTGTGCATAACTCATCTTATAAGTATACATCATAAGTATATCTCATAAGTATACCTGTATAGTATCATTATGTATATACACCACCCCTTCTATAGTATATACACCCCTCCCCCCTCACTCGTTAAAAGAATTGCAAACACAATGCCCCATGATTTCATTCACACAATGCAGCGTTTGTCAAGGTTGACTGCACAGATATGTGTGGTGTAGTTATGTCACAGTTCCCTGTTTTGTCAAGGGTGGGGGTATGGGGGTCAGGCGCTGTGTGTATATGTATAGCTACCCCACAAATATTTTGTAACTTTTTTTGAATTTGTTACTTAGCTTTACGATTCTGCTAAAAATGATATAAATCTTTTTATCAATCAGTATAACTTTCACATCCCTTAAAAAGTACAGGAGTACTGGGGGTCACACACCGTCTCACAGGCTCAGCAAGGGGGCACCACTGGTTTTAAATATCAAACAGGTACAATGTATCATCTTGCCCTAATCCGCCGCTTAGAACAGAGGGCTTGACAAGATTTAAGTTGTATGTTATAATGATTCAACTTATGTAAGCAGCAATGCTGTTTACTTTTAAATAATAAGTAAAACAAGTAGTTCACTACAAATTATGGAGAAAAAACCAAGAAGGAAAAGTATTCCTATTGTAATCCCTAACGCGGAGGCTCTATCCCCAGAGGAGTTGGCTAAAGCAAAGCACAACGAGAAGATGCGTAGACTTACTGTGAGGAACAGAGGGAATGACCCAGGAGTAGAGAAGAAGACAGGTAATGAGCTAAGAATTATAGATACAGACGAAATGGTAGCGATGGCTAAGCAAGGAAGGAACTCGGCTATTCAATTGTTGAATAAGAAGATGCAAGAGTTGAATGATGACCCTGAAGCCCTAGCAAAGGTAAACTTTGCCACACTCGCCACAACATTTGGTATCTTGGTAGACAAGTCTCTTATCCTCGAAGGTATGCCCACACAGAACATAGCTATCCACGCAAAGGTAGATGTGAATATGAAATCAGAAGAGCTGATGGCAGAACTAGATAAGATGCGACAGAATTACACGGAAGAGAATAAGTAATACTATGGATGAACTACACGTAGCAGATAAGGAAATAGACTTAGATGTTGATAGTGTATCTGAGTTTGAAAGAAGAAAGCAACTGTATCTAGACTGGCTTGAGATGCCAGAACAGAAAGAAAGACTTGTGGCCAGGGCCAACTACAACGCAGCAGCGTTGAAGGACCCAAGTGCTCAGGTGTTCCTGTATGCAGCTTGTAAGAATGAAGCTTCAATGGCAGACGGATGTATATTCTTTATTGAGAACTTCTGCTGGACGTTCGACCCTAGAAGTAAGAATAAGTTCTTACCCGTAGTGTTGTTCGATTACCAGAAGGACGCAGTGAGATATATCATCGACCACATCGACAGGGGGGTCAACTTCCTAATCGAGAAGTCACGTGACATGGGAGTATCATGGTTGATAGTTTATATCTTCCTATGGTACTGGTTGTTCTATGAAGGAATCAACTTACTCATCGGGTCATACAAAGAAAGACTTGTAGACGATGGTGTGAACCAAGATGCCTTGTTTGGTAAGCTAGAGTTCGCTCTTAAGAACATGCCTAAGTGGTTAGTCCCCAGAGGATTCACATATCGTAAGCATAGACTTAAGCTTAAACTAATCAACCCAGAGAATAATAACATTATTTCAGGAGATACAATGAACCCTAACTTCGGACGTGGTGCTAGAAAGACAGCCATCTTTTATGATGAGTTGGGATTCTGGGACACAGCTAAGGAGTCGTGGGAATCAGGAACACAGACAACATCATGTCAGATAGCAAACAGTACACCTAATGGACGAGACTTCTTTTGGAAGTTACGTACAGGTAAGATGGATGTTCTGTCTCTGCTATGGAAGATGCACCCTCTCAAAGACCAGAAGTGGTATGAATTTGAGAAGACACGTAACACAGATGAGAACATGGCCCAGGAGATTGACCTCAGTTATGAGAAGTCATTGATGGGTAAGGTGTACCCAGAGTGGGAACCAACCATGGGACACTTTGAATACAACGAGTCCTATCCACTATACGTAGGAGCAGACTGGGGTAAGGAGGATGGACAGTCCATCATCTGGGCTCAGTTAATAAACAACAAGCTTAGAATAGTAGACTCCTTCTATAAGACAGGAGAGACCATTGACTTCTTTGTTCCTTTCTTTACAGGTATGATTCCATCAGACGAATTCAGATACACTAGTAAAGAAATAAAGAAGATTGAACAACACAGGAGATGGAGAAGAGGTACAGTGTTTGGAGACCCAGCAGGTAGGTTTACTTCTGCTGTTTCAAACAAAAGTGTGTTCTCTATCCTCAAAGAAAACGGTATCCATGTCAACTGGGAAGAGAGATGGAAAGAGTTTCAGACTCGGCGGACAGCAGTTAAGATGCGTGTGCGTCAAGGAGTTGAAGTAAACAAGACTGATGACAACGAGTACTTGAGCATGTGTATAGAACAATCTGCTTACCCTAAGTCAAGAAAGAATGGGGAGGAGGAGATACGTGGAGTAAAGCCTAATCACGATTGGACTTCTCACCACAGGTCAGCACTAGAGTACTTGTGTCTCGGACTAGAAAACATTAGAGGACCACAGGCCGTGGTACAAGATAAGTTTAGTAAAGATGGAAAAGCATTTAATCCCTACACGCGAAGACGCAAGAGGTAGAAAAATTCCTTACCAGCACGAAGGCAGCTACTGGTTTCGTAGGTTAGTGAAGGAACTCTACAAAGAGTCTGCCTACTTCAGAGTAGTTAGAATCAGAGCTGGGTTCTTCCGTATCTACTGGAAGGACGCATACGTCCATGAGATGTATAAGGAGATGCCGTACATAGGATATGTGTGGTACACAGACTCGCCGTACAAGGAATCATTTAAACTTGTTCAAGAGTATGAACAGGAGGGAGAAATTCAAAGAAAGATAAAGAACTTCGTGGAGGGGTACGCGGAGGCTGCCAAAGCTATTAAGCTAAGGACATATCAATTTAAAAACAGTAAAGAACATTACGACCTGGCCAAGGATATGTACAAGCAGGTTGTAATTAAATAAGTAACAAGTAGTTATGAAACCGAAGAAAGCCCCAATTAAAATTTACGAACTCTTCTATGCAGATGGAGAAACATTCCAACCATCAGATACAGAAACCCTGGTTGTATCCAAGCACCTAGAATTGTTCAGACGTGCCCAGCAAGATAGAGACAGGTCATTCGCATACTTTGACGGTATGACATTGCTTGAGATGATTGAAGACTCAGTCGAGAGAACAAGCTCAAACCTATACCTGAGAGATGGTATGGAAGATTGGCAGTCAGGATTCGACAGTGGATTCATTAGAACAAAGGTTCTTACAATCGTTGGTAAGATAGTAGAGCAGCTACCTATCGCATCAGGTGTCCCAAGAGGAGAAGAGGATACACTACGAGCCCGCATCATCACAGACCTTTACCAGTACACAGAAGAGCTAGACGAGTACGAGACATTCATGTCTTCGTTTGTGTTCGAGCTCATCGTTAAGGGTACAGCTATTGGACAGGAAGATGTAGAGTACACAAAGAAAAAGATTCGTGTTGTTAAAGGACATGGAGACGACATGACAGTAACAGAGAAGGTTATCAAGACAACTAGATTCTATTCTGAGCTTGTACCTCTAGAAGAGTTCTACCCAGCGACACTTGGTGTCATCGGAGTAGCAGCACAGCCATACGCATACAGACGAAAGCGGATGGACTTCATTGTCTTTAAAGAAAAGTTCGGACACTACAAGAAGGCAGAGCTAGTCTCTGGCAAGCAGTCGTCTATGTCAGAAGGTGGGTCAGAGCCATACTACATGGACTTCATCTCATCAGATGTATCAGAAGGTAGTGTCGAAGTCATCTGGTTCTTTGACCCAATGAATGATGAGTTCATTATCACAGCTAACGGAATTTGGCTTAACCCTCTAGGTACCAAAGAAGAAGTACAACCTCTACCTTGGAACCATAAGGAGATGCCATTCTTCTCAGCTATCAATGAACCGTACGGCCAATTCTTTTATGGAAAGTCTACACCGAACAGACTTAGTTCAATGTCTGATACACTCAACGTGTTGCAGAACATGATGATGGACCAGTCATTCCTGTCTATCTTTACACCTATCATCACCCAAGGGTTTGATGGATTTGAAGACGACTACCTAAGACCAGGGCGTAGAACTTCTATTGATACAGGTGGTGTCTCATTGAGCAACGCCATCATGCCACTACAGTTCCCAACACCAACAGGTTTCCACCAATACATTCTTGAGTACACCAAGAGAATTATGGAAGAGTCCTCAGTGGATAAAATCTCTAGTGGTGGAGCAGGAGGAGGAGCAGATAGAACAACTGCCTTTGAAGTACAGCAAGCAGCCGCAGGAGTAGCCGCTATCTTGACAACTGTCGCACGTTATGTGAACACAGCTATCAAGAGAAAAGCTAATCTAAGAATCAAGAACATTCTACAGTTTGGTTTCCAACCTAACTCAACAATGGTTCCTGGTGTTATGGCAGAGACTGATACTACAAAACCTTTTGCAACCTTCTCATTTGCAGGAACAAAACTAAGTGACGGTACTAGAGGAACAAGAATCCTTGAACTGTACAAGAACTCAGAGAGTCTTCCAGCAAAAGAAAACACAGACGCGAGAGCAGCAGTAACAGGACTTGAGAGAGGAGAGACCGTTGAGGTCACAGCAATCTCACCTGACTACATCAGAGATGGTGTGGACTACGACATCATCCTAGGACTAGACCCTAAGCGAGAACGCTCATCACTAGCGGAGCAAGGACTCTTATTGAATCAAATCCAAACACTGGCAGCAGTGGGTGGAGACAGAGTCAACCTAGATGAACCGCTAACTAAGTTAGCTATCTCAATGGGACTAGACCCTACTAAGATTATAAATGAAGAGCAGCCTCAAGCTCCTGAAGAAGAAGCCCCAGGACCACAGGGTGCAGCAGCTCAAGCAATGGGAGCAGCCCAGCGTCAAGCAGCAGTCTAATAAAACTATATGATTGAGAAAGCGTTGAACAAACTTGGTTACTACAAGGCAACCATTCACAAGAACATGAAGGTTAGTGAGGCAGAAATCTTTGAGGTGTTCAGAACCTACGGGGGCACAAAGCACTTCAAGACTTTACTACACAACCTTTCAGAGAGAGACAGAGACTTGTACTTCCAAGCATCATGCGACGAAGACAGAAGAAAAATTAGGGGGGCCTACGAACGAACACAATACTTTATATCCTTAATCCAAAAATCAAATGACCAACCAAAAGCCGACAGCAAACCAGAAAGAAAAAGATAGTTACGAAGACCCATTTGAAAGTGAAGCCCCTGTATCCGCGAAGGTCGCCGTCATTGGAGAGACTTGTACTTCATGCGAAGGCTAGCTCGTGAGTTCTATATTTGAAAAGCGAACTAATCTAAAGCCATCTGAGTACCCAGAACTATTAGAATACACCGATGCTATTCGGCATTCTTACTGGGTTCACTCAGAGTTTAACTACACATCAGACGTAAACGATTTCTATTCCAACATAACTCAATCAGAGAGAAGCGCTATCACCAAGACAATGCTAGCTATCTCACAGATTGAAGTTGCTGTAAAAGGATTTTGGGGAGACGTTTACAAGAAGATGCCTAAGCCAGAGATAGGTTCTGTAGGGGCTACGTTTGCAGAATCAGAGGTAAGACATGCAGACGCATACGCAAACTTGATTGAGCTGCTCGGACTTAACTCTGAGTTTGCAACCATCAATGAAGTACCTGCGATAAAGAAAAGAGTAGAGTACCTTGACGATACAATCCGTCTTGCTCACTCAGAAACAAACGAGGATTACATCAAGTCAGTTATCTTGTTCTCAGTATTCATTGAACACGTATCTCTCTTTTCTCAATTCCTAATCATGATGGGATTCAACAAGTACAAGAATCAATTCAAAGGAATTAGTAACGCTGTTGAAGCAACCAGCAAGGAGGAACAGCTACACGGAATGTTCGGCATAGAGCTGGTCAATATAGTCAAGAAAGAAAACCCTGAGTGGTTTACAGAAGAACTAAGCCAGGAGTTACTTGTCGCTTGTCACAAGGCCTACGATGCAGAGAAAGAAATAGTAGAGTGGATACTGGAAGAAGGAGAGCTAGACTTCCTAAGCAAGGAAGAGATACTAGAGTTTATCAAAGATAGATTCAACAGGTCTGCCTTAGCCCTTGACTTCCCACAGCCATTTGAAACAGACATAAAAATCCTAGAGGCAACCGATTGGTTCGACACTGAAGTGCTAACAACCAAGCACACAGACTTCTTTTATAAGAGAAGTACGAACTACAGTAAGAAGCTTGCACCAGTTACATCAGCAGACCTGTTTGACTAAATGTGAGTTTGCTATTGACACATCTTTAATAGATGTTATAATATACCATGTACTGCGACCCTCGGCAGTGCACCCGTTACGAAAGTAACACCCAACTCTTATGAGTAGGGTGATGGACACCTGCAAAATGAGTCAGACATCCATCACCTTGCTCGTAAAATTTACGACGTAAGCGTATTAGGAGGAAACTCCCTCACCATACTGGACTCGACCAGTCGCGGGCATTGCCGCGTCAACAAGTGTATTAACATAAGGGGGTGAGAAAAAAAGATAATGACAGAGGACGAAATCAAAGCATTGCAAGACGCCAAGGCAGCAACTGATGTAGAACTTGCAGAAGCTAGAGAAGCCGCGAGAGTGGCAACCGAAGCAGCAGGTAAATCCAAAGCAGACGTAGACAAGATTGTCGCGGAGCTAACGGAGGAACGTCGGAAGAAGCAAGAGGTAATTGACAAAGCAAAATTAACAAGCGGAGAAGTAGATGTTAATGACCTTGTAACCCAGGCATTCAACAAAAGAGAAGGCGAGAGACGCACATCTGATTTTAACCAGGCGATGACAGAGTTCAAGAACTCTAAGACTGAGTTCACAGCAGATGCAGCAGGACTTGTTTACTCTAGGTTTGAAGATGGACTCAAGAGATTTAACTTCTCAGATGTAGAGACCAAAGAACAAATGAAAGAAAGACTTGAAGAAGCCTATAGGTTCCTCAAGCCTTCAAGTGAAGCAGCAGAACAGACTTACTTAGGAAACTCAAGTAACCCAGCACCAGTACCTCAAGCAAACCCAAGTCAGTCATTGGCTGAACAGAAAGTTCTTGAATCAACTGGTATGGATAAAGAGAAGTACAGCAAGCTAAAGAGTAAGTACGGTGATGCGTTCACTAGTCTAGGTCTAGACTAACTCCAAAACTAAACAAAGAATTACAATGATTCAAAAAACAGGAACACTTGGTAATGCTGGAGGTCCACTTTTAGTAGACCGAGTTCTTGCTAACTCTCTTGTAGTAGCCACAGGTTACTCAATGAAGACTGTCTCAGGTTTCGCAACACTAGGTACAACTGGTGCACGAGTACTAGGACACATCGAAGGGTTAGTAGGTAAGGACGGCCTATCACCAATTGTAGATGGAAGTTACAAGAGTAACATCGGTGAGACAATCACTCTGGCTTCTGACAACCAAACGGTAGCAGGAGTACGAGCTCGAATGGACGTAGACACACGTTCACTTTACACAGCAGAACTAGACGCAGCTATTGGGACAACCTCAACAGCAGGTGGTTCAGGTGCTGCTGGAAAGAACTTCGACCTCGCAGATAAAGATACGCTTGACGAAAGTACATCAGCAGAGACCGTAGCACAGTACTACTCTCACGGAGTAGACAGAAACGATACAGCTAATGTTATCGTGAACATCTTAGAATCTGAGGTATTTGGCTTCTAATTAACAACCCAACTTAAATAATTTAATATGATTGAAACAAGAAGTAAGTGGGGTGAATTGATTAAAGGTGTAGGTATCGAAATCTTGGAAATGTTTGACCAAGGTACAGAACTATACACACCAGGAATCTCAGCCCTATTAAAAATGGAATCATCTGACGTTGGACAAAAGTCTTTCTCAGGTAAGGTTTCAGAAAACAGAATCACTCGTAAAGACGAAGGTGATTCAACTGACGAACTTAACAGATACCGAACTTACCTAACACAGGTAGACTACTCAGCATACGCTGCTAAGATTGAAGTGACCCGTGAGAACATCATGGACCGTGACTTCTCTGCACAGCTTGATGAGGCATCTGACATTGGACGGGCATCTAACTTCTCGCAAGACGAAGCTGGTATCCAACTATTCAATGGTGGGTTCACAACTAGAAAAGAAGATATCAAAGGATATCGTTACCAGTACTACGGAGATGCTGTGCCTACTTTCAGTACGCAACACCCTTCAGCAGTACCAGGGACTTCTAGTCAAAGTAACGCTTCAGGAAGTGGAGCAGTACTATCAGAAGCTAACCTAGAAACTGGTCGTCTGTCATTGCGAAAGCAAACTACAGATGCTGGTGGACCACTTACTATGGGAGGTTCGGAAACACTTGTGCTTCCTATCGCCCTAGAAAAGACAGGTCGTCAGATTACTGAGTCAGAAAGAATTCCTAACGGAACTGACAATAACGAAATCAACGTGTACCAAGGTGCAATCGGAATGGCTACATCAGTCCTCATGGATGAAATCCACGGAGGTTCTGACCTTTCATGGTTCCTAGTAGTACCAGGTGCAACTAAGTTCATCCACGATGTTCGAGAAGGAATGTCACCATGGACTGAAGTTGATGAAGACAAAAAGACATTGACCGTAGGTATGTACGGACGATGGGCGAACTACACCAAGGACTGGAGACGAGCATACGGCTCAACAGGACTCGGAACTACTTACAGTGCGTAAGCTAGTTGTTACATTCAGGGGCTTTACAGCCCTTGGAGTGTGACCATTAGGACACAGAAATAATTGCAATTATCATATGAAAAATCTAAAAGTATTTAACCCTACCGAAGAGAACCTAAGAACAGTTTATCTCGGAGAGGAGTACAAGATTAAGTCTAAAGCAACAGAAACTTTTGAAGCGACACTTGCTAAAAGATTTATCGAAACATACCCGTTCCTAGAACTGGTAGAAGAAAAAGAAGTGACTGAAAAGTCAAGCGTATTAAAGGAAGTTATCAAAACTAAAACTAAGTAATCATGTATCCAAACGTATACAGTAACCAGACAACTCGCAAAGCATTTGATGCAGTGACACTTAGTGGTACAGCATCTGACAACCGTTACGAGTTTGGTACGGAAGGGTTCAGCAAGTTGACAGTAGACTTAGGCTACGCGATGGGTGGAGGAGAGTCTGCTAACAAGCTAGCCTTTACTCTAGAGCATTCACCTGATGGTGGAGTCAATTGGTTCAGCCTAGTCATTGACAGTACGTCAACTACCTCAGAGATAACCCCACGAGTGTGGGAGATTACAGGGACAAACAACCTCAGTGTCATCGTTGACATTGCCTACAAGCTTATGCGTATCTCCCTAACAGAATCAGGAGTCGCAACAACAGCAGGAACAGCCAGTGTATTTTACACAATCTCTGGTAACTAACAAATAAAAAAATGAAGAACCCAACAATACTGAAAGGTGAGTTGAGTCTTCTTCGAGCAGACAAGTCAGCAGTCATCACGGAATTACGGAAGTCAAGTACCCTATTGAAGAAAGAAAAGGAAGCAATCAATGAGCTTGAACTGAAGCGTGAAGGAGTGAGGATTGAGATTCTAGAAGAAGTAGCACGACTCGACAAGTTAAAGAGCCGTGCTATTTTTGTAAGAGATGAACTTAAGGAACTAACACAGAGCCTTAAGAACAGAGAGAATCAGGATGAAGTGTCTAGCGTAAGAAGTGCTCAAGAAAGAAAACTACACCTTGGACGTATCAAAGATTTGAACGAACAGGAGGAGGAAGTAATCGGTGAAGTCAGTAGGCTCAAGAGCTTGTATGACAAGAACTCTGCTACCTTTAATAAGCATGAGTCAGAAAGAATGGTAAAGCTAAGAGCACTTGATGCTGAGCTATTGAACAAGTCTAGTGAACTCTTTAAAGTTGAGCTCAGTCTTGAGAAGCGTACTGAAGAAGAATATAAGCTTACCAAGTCTAGGCTCAAGAGAGAGGACAAGATTAGGTTAAGAGAGAAGAACCTGGATGCTAAAGAAGTATCACTCGGTAAGAGGGAAGAGGATTTAATAACAATGTCTAAAGACATGACAATCGTTTACGGACGATTGAAGGAAATGTATTCAAGGGAACATCCTGATGTGAACCTAGACAAGCTAATCCTTAACGCTTTATAATATGTCAATACTGCCATTTAACATAACCAACCCAGGAATTTGGATTGACGGTATCCTCACCTCAGCAGAGAGAGGATTCGTAACAAACCTTCAGGGATTAAACTACGAGACAGGGGACATACTCTATGCTAACTCAGATGGAGAATTAGTATTACTTAAGGCTGGAACAAACGGAGAGTTTGTCAAGCTAGTGTCTGGCGTACCTGCGTGGGCATCAGCCGCAGCAGCGGCAGACGATACTGCCTATGATGCAACATCTTGGAATGGCAACACAGACGCTGCCACAAAGAATGCAATAAGAGATAAGATTGAATCACTGTCAGGTGGACATGATGCTGTGACGCTTGCAGGAACAGGTACATATCTCTCTCTAAGTGGACAAGTAATAACAGTAGACGCCATAACAGAGTCTGACATCTCAGACCTTGGGACATACTCGACAGACATCCACTCTAATGCTACAGCATTGGACGCAGTGTCGGGTACAAACACAGGAGATGAAGTAGATATGACAGCTACAGTGGGTGGGCTGGTACCAACACCACCAAACAACACCACTACATTCCTACGGGGTGACGGTACATTTGCATCTCCTCCAACAGGCGGTACAGTTGATGTTCTATCTAACGTAGCCACTGCAAGAATCATTGGACGAACTACCGCAGGTTCAGGTGACTCCGAGGAACTAACAGCAGCTCAAACACGCACACTCCTCAACGTAGCTGACGGAGCCACTGCCAACAGCACTAACGCAACTCTACTTGCTCGTGCCAACCACACAGGCACACAACTAGCTGCAACCATCTCAAACTTTGCCGTTACAGTAAGAGCTACTGTACTGACTGGACTCTCTACTGCTAGTAGTGCTGCTGTAGCAGCGGGGGATACTATCCTAGTAGCTGTCGGTAAGCTACAGGCTCAGATTACTAATCGGGTATCTCTGACGGGGAATGAAACCATCACAGGAGTAAAAACCTTCTCCAGCTCACCTATCGTCCCAGCCCCTACTACAGACCTACAAGCTGCTACAAAGAAGTATGTTGATGATAATAGTGGCGGAAGTGGTAACAACTATTTCAATGACGAACAAATCGACCAGTCAGGTGGTACGTCTGATACGTACGGTGCTCTAGCTGGAACTATCAACGGTACAAATAGGGTCTTTACTG